TTTTGTTTGTTTGATTAACGATAAAGTAATTTTTGCGGCCAACAAGAATCTTGGCAAGACATTTCAAAAAAAACTAGACTACATCGACACGGTAGATTCGATGCAGTCTTTAGAATTAGCTTTAGAAGTTTTAGAGGTTAAAACCGACCCTCTATAATCACCTCATCCTTCTTACGTTTGTCTTTGTAAGAACGAATCTGAGAACCATTGCGGTAATAAGTGGTGAAGTGGTGAATACCCTCAGGCTTGTTAATGGTTATTTCAATACCCGAAACACCCCTTGCGTATGCCTCTTCTTTCAGCTGCTCATTTCTTTTTTCTACCATTTCTGTATATTGTGTCATTATCTATCCTCCCAATGCATAGCTACGAGCAAAAGAGCTAACCCTGCCCCCAGCCAAGTTAAAAAACCAATTCCAAAAATATATCCAATTATTTCAATCATTCACTATCTCTCTATTCATAAAATCTTTATATCTCCCCAAAATAGCCAAGCTATTTTCATTCACTTCATTAATAAGATTATCATAGATTTTTAGCTGTTCAATAAGACTTTGAATATCACCTCTTTCATTGTTGATATCTTCCTGGATTAAACTTCTTTCAGACTCACAGATCTCCAACATTCTCATGCTGATAGCCTTGTCGACCAAATCAGTGTGCAAATAAATATTATCGGTTTTTGTATCGTGATAGGCCCTGGATCTTCCCAAATAATTGTTATTAGGAACTATGGTGTCAACGAATCTATCCTTGGAATTATCCTTAAATACATAGGCTAATAATTCATAAGAAGGCATGGTTTCGAATTTATCTGTCATAGTGTCACTTTCCCTTTAGGTGATACTTTGGCCAAGAGATTGCCCTGGTAGTCCCGCAGACACCAATCGCCAAAGTTGTTAATTGAACTGGTTTTCTCACACGGATATTCAATATTCGTGGAGTTATAAACATCATAGCAAAAGCCACGATACTTAAAAGTAGCAGTGGTAAAATTATGCTTGTTTTTCATAATTTCCAACCCCCATTAATGTTTCCAGGTGCCCATTAGTAGTGACAGCGTTAAGATGCAAGATCCCAGTACCACCCGCAGCTTTCCAGGCATTGATGTTTTTCAGCCTGTCATCAACCAAAACATGTCCTGGTTGAGCAAATTTGGCCTTTTCTACACCCTTTTTAGTAATATGCACAGGCATATCCTGGTCCACATACTTTCTAATCCAATCGGTTTTATCCTGGCAAACCATGTCATGGTTGACAACACCCGCACAAGTTAAGATCTCACAAGGCACACCCAAGGACTTTGCATAGTCAACCAACTTCTGCATGTCGGGCAGCGGAGTCAACTTCTTGAATAAACCCTTTTCAGTGAAGTCTTTCTTGTTTTGATCGTAATGTTCCTCACCGCTCAAAGGCCCGTTGAGAAACTCGGGCCCTTGAATCGTACCAACGAAGTCCGCCAGGACTCCATCCATGTCTAAATAGATTTTTTTAATCATGCCGCCTCCTCGTATTGGAAACCGTCAATATCAAAATTGTCTATGGCAACAGTCTCGCCATGAGTTTTGTAAATGGGACCAGTTCGACCTGCTCCAAGCGGAACCAGGAACCAATAGTTGGTGCCATCAAATAAAACATCACCGCTAGAAGTAGAGCGTAAACCCATAACCTGGCCAGTTCTTTTGCAAACAATCAGATCAGCTGTAACTTTGATTCTTGGATCGTAGTCCTCATTGATGATCTCAACTCCGTCATACTTAAAGATCTTTTCCCTGGACCAAGATCCCTCTATGTTTTGAGTCAATCGAAAGGCCTCGTTGATGGTTTCAACATCGACCTCCGCAACTTTTGTATAACCCTTGGTATTGTTACCAAATTCGTTAGCTTGAAATACTGTAATCATTACGCCACCTCCTCTGCATTTAAATTGAATTCCCATTGAACATTTGCACCTTTAGCCATCTTTCTAGCGGCCAAATCTTTAAGATAAACATGCAACCAGTAAGCATCAGTCTCAAACCAGTTGTCGACCTCGCAGGCTTGGTAATTCCAACAAGCAAGCATGTTGTAAATATCATCACCACCAAGATCACAATAACCAACACCAGTCAATAAGCTGATTCCAACACCGTCAGTTGCATAGGGAAGAAGATCCAAACACTCATTTACATAATCAGCATAGTCTTTAGGATCTTCACCGTATCTTGCGACCAAGCTATCAATGTTGGCTTGGGCCAAAAGTTTGACCATGTTCTTAGGATCACAGTCAATTTTTTCTTTAGTGAAACAGTTGTATGCATGGTTGAACTTCTTGTTCTCAGCATACTTAACTATTTCAGCTATATGTTTTGGATTTACTAAAAAAGCACTCATTCTTAACCCCCTATGTGATGATAATAACCATAACCCACAACGCCAACCATGCCGTCCTTGGTTTCGGGAGTAACAATCTTAAGACCGCCCCCTGTAAAAGCCGTGACCGCATCGTCATAGTCGTTGAATTTTTCCTTCGGTATCATTGCCTCAATATCAAGTTTCCAATCAATTGGGTTTTTGATTTTATTGAAAAGATTTTTCATCTCTTCGTGTTTTATATCTTCCATTACGCCACCTCCTTTTTGTAAATGTTTTCACCATCAATAACCACATCAACATTTGCTTTCCACAAAGAAACGCTGACTACCATGTCTTTACAAACATCGTAAGTGTCCATCACCTTTTTTATTGCTTCACAATCGTTTTCCGCATAGATGAAAACCCTTGCAGCATGATCAAATTTGTCGCTTTTATACACGACTCTGTATTCGTTCATATTCCCTCCGCATTTTTGAAAATTAATAACCACATCTCCTATTATGCATATTTTGCAACTATTTGCAACAATTTATAAATAAATATTTATTTGTATAAAAATGTATACAACGACACGGAAATCTGTATAATAAGAAGTGGAGGTAATGATGATGAAAAAAGAATTGGTAAGTTTCGTCCCCAAGCCCAACACCTTTGGGGATCATAACTGGTGTGTGCCTTATGCCTGGGCCACTCTTCTTGGCAAAGACTATGATGATGTCTATAAAGATATTTGTGATTGTCTTGGCCGTAAGGTGCGAGGAGTTTATCCCAGCGAGGAATACACCATTGCAAAATACTTTGGCAAGGATGGCACCTGGCTTGAGTGGCCTGAGATTCCTTTTGCCTATGGTTGCAGACCAGTAAACAATTTAAGGAATGTTGGTAAGTGGATCAAGCAATTGAAAAAAGCTGCTGAGCATAAAAACGAAAGATACTTCATGATCCATGTCACTGGCCATGCCATGGTTTGGGACGATAAGTTAAAACTTATTATTGATAACCAAAATCAAAAGTGGGTGCCAGCTGACAAACACCACAATCGTTTGAAAAAATTAAAAAGAATTGGTGTGGTCAAAGGTGTTAATCCTGGGCCAGGAGTTCCAGCTGTTAAGCAAGTTGGCCAAAGCGATGCGGCCAAAGAGAAGAAAGTCTATTACAACCGTGTGCGAAGAACTTGCAAAAAGTTCAACATACAACTTGAGTATGTTGGCGAACACAAAAACTACACTGGTTTGAAAATCAGAGGGTGGTCTTTCGGAGGTTACATGAAGATCAACAACAGCGACATTAACTGGAAAGCGGTTCACGAATATTTACAAAAGAAAGGTTTTAAAGGAGGTGTTAAATAATGACTGATAAAATATATGAAACCAATGAGCACGGAGTTGTAACCAACTACGATACTGAGGTCTTGGAATTTCCTAAGTCCTACAAATTTGACCTAGAGTTCAACAAGGCAGAAACCCCCGATGGTATTGCCATGGGTTATCGATGGAGCACACCGACCAGCGGCAGCGGCTCACCTTGCAGCAGCCCACTGGATGGCGAAACTGTAAATGAGTACAAGGTCAAAGCAATTAATCATCTTATAAAATGTTTACAGGTAAAATGTGGTGTTGCTCCTGGCTGGTATGCAAACACCGCCCCTAAGATTATTAACAAACTTGAAAAATATAAGGAGGAACTATGATTATTTATCAAGACAAAAAAGTAACACCCAAGGTGTATGCCAAGCACCAGGTGTCAGATCATTTGATGGAACTGTTTAACAGTCCTGAAAAATTCATGGACGAGCATTTCAAGAATGCAACGCCTAAGGAGCAAGAAGAAATTCTTCGACACGTTAGCTTGTTTGAAGATAGAGTACACAAGGCCCTGGGTGTAAAATTCAAAGAGATCATCAGCACAACCAACTTTACCAAATCTATTTAGTTGCTAATGCCGATGAAAAAATATATTATAAAAAGTTGTAAAAATGTATAAAGGAGTAATTATGCCAAAAACTACAAAGAAGAAAGAAACCAAAGCTGCGGTAAAACCCAAAAGAGCAAGAACTGCCAAGGGCCATTTCAAAGCAGACGATCCATCAACCCCTCATGTTAATGAGGCCTATGTCCAAGAGAAGAAGTATACTTTTGGAAATTATGCTCTAGCTGCCATCATTCTTGCTGGCATTATTGCCTTGGCCTACTATTCACAATAATGATAAAGCCTAATACTCAAATCAATAACATTTATGGCTATGTTCGTGTTTCAACCTACGAGCAGGCCACAAATGGCTGTTCACTTGATACTCAAAAGAAACTGATCAGCCAGTTTGTCAAAGACAAGTTTGGCAAAGAGGTGGATCATTTCTTTGTTGATGCTGGTGAGTCAGGTACCGTGTCGATCAATGCGAGACCTGGATCCAGGGACATGACTGATACCATTGATGAAAACGATATCATCATCACCACCAGGTTAGATAGACTCTCCAGGAATTCTAAAGATCTCCTGGACATCATCCCTAAACTTGAAGAGATAGGTGTCACCATGTATTTCTGCCAACAGTTTGGCGATATACCGATTGCCTATCCCAAGCAGGACAAAGAGAAAGGTTTGCATGCCAGGTTCGACATGAATGAAATGGCCAACAAAATTATGTTGATGGTTTTATCTGCTGTTTCTGAAATTGAACACGGCAACATCAAAGACAGATTTAACGATGGCAAATTAGACTGGGCCTCAAAATCTTATGCGGTGGGTGGATCTGTGCCTTTTGGTTATCAAAAGGTTGAAGAGAAGCACGGCAGAAAAAGTCGTTGGAAGCTGGTGGAGATCCCCGAGGAACAAGAAGTCCTCAGAACCATTTACAAATGTCAACGTAGAGGCCTAGGTGCAAGACGTATTGCCAAGCAGGTTCAGAACATGCATCCTGGCTTTGAAGATTTCCCTTACTGGAAAGTTCACAACATTCTAAACAGAAAGGTGCAAGGCCTTTCATTTCAAGAAGCGGTCTAAAAAAATGGGCTATAATATAGCCCATGGCCAATCAGTTTGATGACATTGATATTTTTGACACATCGCAAGATGTAGGATCCATTGAACCTACTGGCCCTCAATACAAAAGTTTAAGCGATGCTTACTTCGATTATCTCATTGAAGATCCAATAGCAAAACAAGTTACAGGAGGTGATCCCCTAAAAAAAGCCTTAAGGTTTGTATCTGAATTTGTGCCAGGTGTTTCAACCGAATTAGCACTTAGAGAAAACGATCCTTTGGGCGTAGCTTTATCTTCCCTGGATTTATTTCCAGCCACCAAACTAATACCTCCAGCTGTAAAAAGAGAAGTGGCAACAAGAGGTATTGAAACAATTACTGATGCAGTTAGAAGAGAGGCCGAAGAATTTGAAGATTTTAAAGTTTTAATTGCCGATGAAGCCAATAGAAAAAATCCTATCTTCCAACAAGAAATACAAAAACATCCAGCTGTTGTCAAAGCACAACAAAGATTGATTGATGAAACGCCAACCAATACCTTTGAAGGTTATGGCACAGACGAATTTAAAAATAATAGAGTTTTTAATTTTGGTGATCAACAAATTCAAGGCTATGACGATGGGTTAGAAAATTTATACATTACATCTAAACAACTGGGTTGGACAGACGATGGCCTGGCTTATGGCGGCAGACCAAAAGCAGAAGGTGAGGTCAAGAGAGCCGTGATTGTTTTGGGCCCACCAGCCTCAGGCAAAAGTTCAATATCAAACCCAATAGCTAGAAAAATAAATGCAACCATTTTAGATCCCGATGAAGCCAAAAAAATAATCCCTGAATATAAAGGTGGCCAGGGAACCAATGCTGTGCACAGAGAATCAAAAGACATGACAGCTGAACTTAGAGAAATTGTGGCCCTCAAAGGCGACAATGTGGTAGTTCCAACTGTAGGCGATGAAGTCGATAAGATTGCAGACATGGCCACTTACTGGAAAAAGAAAGGCTACGAGGTTGATATTGTAGATGTGGTGGTTCCACCCGATGAAGCCAGGGCACGAATGCTCAACAGATTTTCTAAAACTGGCCGACTAGTTCCTTTTGAATACATTGACGAAGTAGGTAACAAACCAACTCAAACTTATGATATACTCAAATCGCAAGGTATAGCAGACGGCTATACAAGAATAGATAATAGTGTAGGTTACAATGAACTCAAACCAGTCAAAGAAGATACAAGAGGACTTGCCAAGGGCATCGAAGGACTTCAGCTGGACGAAGTGGTACCGCAAACAAGAAGATATGGCGGAGCAATCAATCAAAGCTCCCGAATCTCAAGACCGAATCCAACGAGTCTTTCAACGAATCAAAAATCTTTAAACACCTTTGAACCCCTCCAGGGCCGTAGGAGAATAATCTAATGCAAGCAGGGTGGGGCAGAGGTACTTGGGATCTAGGAGCCTGGGGCGAACCTTTATCAGTTGATGTAAATGTAACTGGTTTACAGGCAACGGCTGGCATAGGTACAGCTGCTGTCAATGCTCAGGCCATCGCAACTCTTCCAGGAGTATCAGCTGGCCTAGGTGTAGCAGCAGTTCAGATAGATGCCGAAGCCAACGCTGAATTAACAGGTATTAGTTCAAGCCTAGGTGTTGCATCCGTACA